TACGGGGTCGGGCATGTCAAGCTCAAAGTGTTCCTCAAAACCATTGCGGGTGTGGATGTGACCGAGGCTGAGGCAAAGCGCATCATTGACGCATACAGGGCGGCGTACTCCCGCATCCCTGAGTTGTGGCGCAAGGCCGACGATTCGCTACGTGCGCTTGATATGGGTAACGGCATGCAGGTGGATGCAGTAGGTATCGTGCACGTCATCCCCCACAGAGGGTTGAGCCTACCCAATGGGCTGCACATCATTTATCCTAACTTGACGCACCGTATTTACAACGGCAGGCAAGAGTGGGTGTACTTCTCCAAAGGTATGGAGGTCAAGGTGTATGGCGGGAAGATCGTGGAGAACTTCTGTCAAGCCGTAGCTCGGTGCATCATTGCCGAGCAGATGTTGCGTATCGCCAAGCGCTACAAGGTGGTGCTGACCGTGCATGACGCCATTGCTATCGTGGCCAAGGTGGAGGAGGCAGACGTAGCTCGGGCATACGTTGAGGAATGCATGCGCTGGCGTCCCTCGTGGGCTCAGGACCTGCCGTTGGCGTGTGAGTCAGGAATGGGAGCTAGCTATGGCGACTGTTAATAAACCCCTGTTGGATAAATTCTTTGATAAAGCGGTGTTTACGGAGTTTGGGATGCCAATGAACTTTTCCGACAACCTTCCAAGAGATAAGGTGCAGACCTTCGTGCTGTCTTCTGAAGTTGCGTTAGCGGCGGAGACACTGGTTAGATCACCTACGTTTAAGCCATCTCCGCTTGATGAGCTACACATGCCCTACGAGCACACGGCAATTGAGTATCCGTTGACACCTGCAATACAGAAGCTACGCAAGAACGGTATTGTGGATGGAATTATCCCGGTGACTCGGGTAGGAGCATACATCCGCGAGATAAATAACAACGTGTTGACCTGCCTCCCCTATTGGGAATACATAGACGGTCGCGTACAGCATAGCCTGTTTATGTTTATGTTTGGGATAAGCCACGAACGAGGAGCACAGATTCAATTTGCAAGGGCTGATGGCCAAGACTCGATACCGGCAAACTTTATGCCTTGTGTATCGCTTATTAAAGCTGCACAAATTGCAAAGTTAACGCCCGAAAAGTTTGCTACGCTTACCACAAATGACCCGCAAGTACAGCAGCACATTATGGAAGCTGCTGCAGAAATCCCAACGCTGCTGTTTGCCTCATACATGCTGCTTAACTGCCGAAGTGGCGTGGGGCAGACCCGGGTTGAAGCGTCAGTCCCCCCTAAGGGGTTGAAGCTGGGCGGTAAAAAGAAGAAGGCGTACACCGCAAGCGCCTACACTTTGTTGCATCTACAAGAGGTTGAGGTGGTTACGGCTGGAGGGCAGGTAAACCAACGAGCCGATGTCGCAGCCCATTACGTACGCGGACATTTTAAGCAACGCAAAAGCGGACTCTATTGGTGGGGGGCGTTTGTACGCGGCACCGGAACGCCCCGTAAACGCGCAGCGTACATAGTGGAGGACTGTTAAAATCTGACATCCAAACAAACGAAAGACCGCCATGGCACTTGCACATTCTTATTCGTCCATCAAAGACTTTGAAGGGTGCGCTCGCAGGTACCATGAAGTCCGCATCCTCAAAAAATTCAAATCAACAGATACCGAGGCTACGCTGTACGGCACTGCCGTACACAGGGCTTTTGAAGAGTACATCCGTGACAAAATTCCAATCCCAAAAATTTATGAACAGTTCCAACCCTTTATTGAACCCCTTGCAAACGCGACCGGAGACATACGCTGCGAAGAACGGATGGCAATCCGAAATGACTTTACGCCGTGTGGCTTTTTTGACTCAGACGTATGGATGCGGGGAATACCGGACTATCTGGCCATCAACCGTGAAAAAGGCGTCGCCCGAGTTGTAGACTACAAGACGGGTAAATCCTCACGGTACGCCGACAAAGCGCAGCTTGAGCTTATGGCTGCAATGGTCATGCTGCACCACCCAGAGGTGAACATCGTCAAAGGCGTCTTGCTGTTTGTGGTTATCAGTGATGTAATTAAGGCCGAGTTCACTCGTGCCGAACTCCCCACAATCCTGTCTAAATGGGCTGGCAGGGCTGAGGAAATTGAGAAAGCCGTAGACGTAGGGGTATGGAACCCCCGCAGCTCTGCGTTGTGTAAGTTCTGCCCTGTAACTTCATGTGAGTACAACCGTGGCTAAACCTAGAGACTACAAAAAAGAGGCGCAATACGAAGCGTCTCCCGAACAAGTTGCTAACCGTGTGGCCCGTAACCGGGCTAGGCGGCAGTACGAAAAGAAACATGGCGATCTGCCTCGTGATGTTGAGATTGACCACATCAAGCCGCTGAGTAGAGGCGGCTCCTCAACCAGCAAGGGCAACGTCCGTGCAGTACCTGCCTCCGCCAACCGAAGCTTTGCCCGTACCAAGACCGGTGCCTTGAAGTCGCAGACTTCCAAACGCGAGTCAAAAAAATAAGGTAAGATTTCCGTGCCAAGCAATTGGCATGTTGTTTCTCCTTGATCTTGAGCCGGGTAGTTTAGCTACCCGGCTATTTTTCATTTACTTCTATTTATCTTATGCAAATCATTGACGATAAAGCACTGCTATTTAACACGCGCAAAGCTGCGCAAATCACTGCGCTCATACCCAAAAGCAAGGTCATTGCCTCCAACGGCGACGTTGACCGACTACTAGTAAATTGGGACTTTGAGGAAGTGCAACTCCTACGCAATATGGGTATCAAAGACGTACCTAGTCCCATCTTAGGACGTTACCCGTGGCCCGGTATGTTCACCCCGTTTGACCATCAACGAACTACTGCAGACTTCCTTACGCTACACCCCCGATGTTTTGTGTTTAACGAGGCGGGCACTGGCAAGACAGGCGCAGCGGCATGGGCGGCTGACTACCTCATAAATCAAGGCAAGGTCAAGCGCGTGTTGGTGGTGTGCCCTGTGTCCATCATGGAGACAGCGTGGCGCTCGGATTTATTTAAGACGGTCATGCACCGCACTGTGGCCATCGCGCAAGGGTCACGCACCCAGCGTCAGGAGATTATTAATAAGGGCTACGAGTTCATCATCATTAATTTTGATGGCGTAAAAGTTGTTAGTAAAGAACTCATGGACGGAGGGTTTGACCTCATCATTGTGGACGAAGCCAATGCCGTAAAGAACGTAGCTACCGATCGGTGGAAGTACCTTGCTGCGCTTGTTAAGCCCAACACCCGCTTATGGCTCATGACGGGTACACCGGCATCGCAATCCCCTGTGGATGCGTACGGTTTGGCAAAGCTTGTAAACCCGGCCTCGGTGCCTAGGTTCTTTGGCTCGTTCCGCGATAAGGTCATGCTCAAGCTTACGCAGTACAAGTGGGTGCCACGTACCGACTCCCAACAAATTGTGCACAACATCTTGCAGCCAGCGATACGGTTCACTAAAGAAGAGTGCCTTGACTTACCTGACCTGCTGTACTCCTCACGAGATGTACCACTAACCCCGCAGCAGACAAAGTACTACGACACGATGCGTAAGCAGATGATGGTGGTAGCTGCTGGATCGGAAATAACGGCGGTTAACGCAGCCGCTATGCTCAACAAACTTCTGCAGGTATCACAAGGCGCGGTCTATACGGATGATGGCAGCGTGGTGGAGTTCGATGTCAGCAACCGAATCGCTGCGCTCATGGAAGTGATTGAGAGCACCGATAACAAGATACTAATCTTTGTGCCGTACAGGCACACACTGGACATGCTGCGTGACACGCTCACCAAGGATGGTTATAGCGTAGAAGCTATCCAAGGCGGCATGCCCCCCAACCAGCGGGCAGAGATCATCAAACGGTTCCAAACTGAGGACGACCCCCGCATCCTTTTGCTCAGCCCACAAGCCACGGCCCACGGGATAACCCTAACAAAAGCGGACCAAATTGTGTGGTGGGGGCCTGTATCATCTACGGAGATTTACCTACAAGCAAACTCCCGTGCCCACCGGGCTGGGCAAACCAATCACGTCACGGTAACGCACTTGCAGGGCAGCCCTGTGGAGCGCCGGATGTACACAATGTTGCAGAGCAACATAGATTTGCACCAAGGTTTAGTCGACCTGTACAAACAAATACTTGACGACTAGATTAGACAGTGTATAATCTGAATCGTGGGCAACCCCCACTCCTTTCTATTCAACGTAAATCAACTGGAGAAACCTATGGATGCTGAAAAGCTAGTCGCGGTGTACGTCAAAATACGGGATGCCAAGGCAGCTAAGACCAAAGACTTAGAAGACGCTATTAAGGCGCTGGATGACCAGCTCGACTTGATTGAGCAAGAGCTGCTAAACATCTGCAAAACTACTGGCCAAGATGGAGGCAAGACCTCCGCTGGCTCATTTACACGGTCTGTAAAGACCCGCTACTGGACCAGTGACTGGGACAGTATGTACGAGTTCATCCGAGATCATGATGTCCCCGACCTTTTGGAACGCCGTATTGCCCAAGGCAATTTCAAGCAGTTCCTTGAGGCCAACCCAGACCTCATGCCCGAGGGTGTTAATCTGGAGTCTAAGTACTCCATCACTGTTCGCCGTGCTTCTAACTAATCTATAGGAATCCCTATGAGCAATATGACTCTTTTTTCTTCTGGTGCCGCTATCCCTGACTTCCTGCGTGATGTCAATGACCAAACCCTCAAGGACATTACCGGTGGTACCGGCGGTAAACAAATCTCCATCAAAGGCGGCGTGTGGCGCATGATCGTCGGCGGTGAGGAAGTTTCCAAAAACGAAGACCGCGCCATGAACTTTGTTATCGTGGCTGCCAGCAAGGGAGTGTCCCGCACTTTCTACGAAGGCAAGTACGAAGAAGGTGCCAACGTCAAGCCCTCCTGCTGGTCGGCTGAAGGCCTTGTGCCTAACCAAGAGGTGTTAAATCCTCAGAGCTCCAGCTGCACTACCTGCAAGCAGAACATTGAAGGCTCCGGTGAAGGTAAGTCTCGCGCATGCCGTTACAGCAAGCGTTTGGCAGTGACGTTGGAGAACGACATTGGTGGCAACATCTACCGCCTGCAGGTTCCTGCTAAGTCCTACTTTGGTCGGGCTGAAGGCGACAAGATGCCCCTGCAAGCGTATGGTAAGTTCTTGTCTGGCCATGGCCTGCCCATCACGGGTCTGGTTACGGAAGCCCGTTTTGATACAAGCGAAGCTGTGCCAGTCATGAAGTTCCGCGCCGTGCGCCCGTTGACTCGCCCTGAGTGGGAGACCGCCAAGGCGCAAGGTGATTCGGAAGAAGCCAAGCAAGCTGTAGAATTCAAGATGGTAGCCAGCAAGGACGCCACCAACGCCATCGCTCTGCCTTCGGCATTTGCTTCGCCCCCACCTCAGTTCTCTGAAGCTAGCAAGGCAGAAGCTGAGACAGTGGAGCCTATTCAACCAGTGAAGCGTAGTTCGGCTAAACCCGCCGCTGCTGCGCCTGTTACGAAGAACGTTGCTGACATCCTCAGCGATTGGTCGGTGGACGAGTAATGCTAACTGGCACTCGGGGTTACAGCTCCGCCTTTGTACGCCGCATACATTCCGCGCAGTCGGGGGTCTACCCCGCTGTGCAAGTGTTAGGTCAGGTATGCCTTGAGCATGAGGTTCCCATTACGGTGGTAGCTGACATGCTTGGGGTGACTCGGGCCACTGTGTATAACTGGTTGACAGGAGCGACTGCACCTCGGGGGCCACAGTACGCACGTATACCTAAAGTCATTAAAGAGCTGCGCAAGCTTAAGTGACTCCATCCGGCGGGGTGGTGGGGAGACCCACCACCTCTTTCTTTTTAGCTACACCGTGAAGCTATATGACTGATTTTTTATCATCTGTACTGCCCACACAGGGTATGTACTGCACGGTGGGTATTCGCAATGGGCTGGTCAAGCAGAACTTCCACGCAACGGTTGATGATGTTGATGCGGTAAGTACGGGCCTAGTAAGTTCCGGGGTAGATGCATACTTCGCACTGGCTACGTTCAATGACGGCTCAAGCCGCAAGGCTGAGAACGCCGCGTTCCTCCGCGCATTTTTTCTTGACTTGGATTGCGGTACGGGTAAACCCTATGCCGATCAAGCTGCCGCCGCGCAAGCCCTGAGAGTTTTCATACTTGCTACCCAACTCCCTGAACCCACCGTTGTTAACTCAGGTGGCGGTCTGCATGTGTACTGGCCACTCACTGACGATGTGCCCGTGGACGTGTGGATAGGCCATGCCAAATCTCTCAAGCGGCTGTGCGTACAGCACAACCTACATGCCGACCCAGCGGTAACTGCGGATTGTGTACGCATCCTGCGTACCCCCGGTACTTCAAACTTTAAGCAGGGGCAGATTCGCGCAGTACAAATTGTTCACTCCGGCATACCCTCTACGCTGGAGGTACTAGTCGCCCATCTTCCCCCAGCACCTGTTGACCTGTCTGCTGCCAAGATGTTTGGCCAAGATGCCGTAACCTCTGACCTTGCAGGTGGGGAGTACCCTAAGACCAAGTTTAAGATCATTGCCATCAAGAGCCTTAAGGACGAAGGCTGTGCCCAGATCAAGCACGCCCTAGTGAATGCAGCTACGCTAGAGGAGCCCCTGTGGCGTGCCGCGCTGTCCATTGCCTACCGTTGCGAAGATGGTGCCAAGGCTATCCATGACTTGTCTAAGAATCACCCCGGCTATACCGCTGGCGGTACCGATGCCAAGGCAATTGATACTAAGGGCCCCTATACCTGCGAGTGGTACCGTGACAACCATGGTGCGCTCTGTGCAGGCTGCGCGTATAAAGGCACCTCCCCTATCGGTCTTGGCAAGTACGTGCAGGAAGCTGAAGTCGTAGAGGGTATGTACCTGATTGAGAAGCCTGAGGATAGCGGGTCTCCGTCCGTCATGTTGAAGGTGCCTGAGTACCCCTTCCCCTATTTCCGTGGGGCCAAGGGCGGCGTGTTCCTGAAGCGCCGTGACGCTGATGGTAATGAGGAAGACATTGAAATCTACAGGCAAGACCTGTACATAACCGAACGGTTCTTTGACTCTGACGAGCACGGCAATGGGGATGGTGAGATGATTGGCATCAACCTGCACCTGCCGCATGATGGGGTACGTCGGTTCTTTACCACTACCCAAGATGTTTTTACTACTGACAAGCTACGGAGCCTCCTCGTTAAAAACGGGGTGGTGGCCTACGGCAAAACTATTGACGCAATCATGGCCTATTTCGCATCCTCCATTCGTAAACTACAAAGTCAAGTCGCTGCCAACAAGACCCGAAATCAGATGGGCTGGACGCCCGACAACCAAGGGTTCGTAGTTGGGGAGTTAGAGTACACCCCTACGGGTACCAAGCTCGCACCCCCCGCTAGTGGTACACGCCAACTGGCCTCGTACTTTAAACCCACGGGCACCCTAGAGGCATGGAAGAGCATGGCCAACTTCTACAACCGACCGGGCCTTGAGGTGCATGCACTGACCTTGTTCTGCGGCTTTGGCTCCCCCCTGCTGAAGTTTATTGGCGGAACCGCAGTTAAGGGTGCCTTGGTGCACTTGAAGTCAAACGGGTCAGGCTCCGGCAAGAGTACGGCACAGATGATGGTCAACTCCATCTTCGGGCACCCTGACAAACTACTGAACAAACAGGACGACACGTACGCCGCCAAGATACACATGCTGGGCATGATGAACAACATCGCCAACACCATTGACGAGATCACCAATGAGACCCCGGAAAACCTGTCGGCATTGGCCTATGGGGTAACCAATGGGCGCGGTAAAAACCGGATGAACTCGCAGACCAACACGCTACGCCTAAACTTTACAACGTGGTGCGGCATAACAATTACCTCAGCTAATGCGTCTTTGGTGGACAAGCTTATGCAGCTCAAGGCAACCTCCAATGGAGAGTTGAGCCGTACCATAGAGATGCTGGTGCCTAGATATACCGGCGCTACCAAGGCAGAGATTGACGCAGTGTTCAGCCAGCTAGAGCACAACTTTGGCGTGGCAGGTCCAATCTTCATTGACTACGTAGTTAAGAACCCAGAGAAGGCGCTTGACCTGTGCCTCAAGATGCAGAGCCGTATTGACGCTGACTTAAATCTCAATGCCTCAGACCGGTTCTATTCATGCTGGGGGGCTATCGTTATGGCAGCAGGGCTCATTACTCAGAAGCTTGGGCTGCATGAGATTGATATACCTCGTATCTACCAGTACTTGCTTAGCGTGATTACCGATAACCGCATCAATATCCAGCAGACTAGTAACGACGCTGACGTGGTGGCACAAGAAACGCTAGCTGCCTACGTGAACGAGAACGTGCGTAACGCACTGGTGGCCAACAGCGTCAGCAGGAGCGGGGCCCCAGAGCTACCCAGCGTGACTCCGATGGGCCCCTTGCGGCTGCGCTACTACCCTGACATCCAAGAGATGGCAATCCCGTCTGGTGAGTTCCGTAAATTCTTCGCATCGCGGCAGGTGGACGTGAAGGACGCGCTGGCTAGGTTGTACGCCGCCAAGTTTATGAAGCACGAGGGCAAGTCCCACCCGCTGCGTATCGGTGCTGGTGCATTGGGGGGCATGGCAGGTATCCTCACACGCTGCTACGTGTTTGATGCCAAGGCACTAGGTATAGATGCGACGCAGTTCACCGCCACCGGCCCCTGAGATACCTGAGGTGTTCACCCTGTACGGGGTGGAGTACTTCCTTGACTGGCGCAAGCTGGAGCCGGGCACCTCGTTCTTTATACCGACGACCGCTACGCCCAAGCAAGTCAAGGACGTACTAAAAGAAGTTTACAAAGCCTTACCCTACGTGTTTGAGTTACACACCCGTTGCGAGTACGGGCGGTATGGCGTCAGGGTTTGGCGGGTGTATTGAACATCTGGCGGGCTTCTAGCTTAGCGGACCGCACCCAGCTTACGATTTCGGTTTCGTAGTCCAGCAGTTTTTCCATTTCAGCCGTACGCGCTTCCTTGCTCATTTCACGCTCCGCATCGGCCCCATTGAGCCACTTGCGGTACTTGCGCACCTCAGCCAACTGCGACAGCGGATGTGTGATAGTGCTGGCCAATACCAATTCTTCTTGGTGCTCTTGGTAAAACTCCTCTGCCTTAACCACATCAGTAGCGGCAATGTCGGTGAGCGTTTTCTGAATCGGTATCACCTTGGCCCGCAGATCGTAGAACTCGTCCTTGGGGTTAGTCAGTTGTGACTTGTCGTACATGAACCCGCTCAGGCCCATCCATTTACTCATGGGTCGGTCGATAGCCTCGGGGTGTAGCATGGCATCGGTCAGCATGATAACGGACGCGGCACTGGTGCCGAAGTAGCCCTTCAGCGCGTTGTCAATTTTGATGGGAGATATCTGCACACCGTTACCTGCCAAGTACTCAGCAATCGACTTAGCCAGCTCTGACGTACCCTTACTCACACGCTCACTTGGCAAAATACCTTGCTGGTAGGTACCCTCCAGTGGGCGTCCGGTTAGCGTGGAGTAATTAAATAAGTTCTCAACCACTGGGCGGATTGCCGTTGGTATGATGTTTATACGCCCCACGTATTGCTCGCGTGCGTACTGCAGCGTGCTCAGCACCATCTCGGACGCCAACTGCTCCTCTGGGGTACCTTGCCGACGGTAGTAGCCCACTGCGTTCTCAATAGCCACTTTGACCACAGCAATATCCCCCCGGATAGCGATCTTGACGCCATCTCCAAAAATCCAGTTGTTGTCCCGAGTGCGGCGGTCCAGCTTTTCATACTCGTCGTCACCGGCCTTGGCCATGGCATAGGCAAGCGCAGCACCCGCATATACCGCTACGTGCGTTAAGAACATCTTGCGGGCTGCTGCTTGTTGCAAGCCAGAGGCGTTGTCTTTGCCGGTAGCTGCGCGGTACAGCAAGTCCATACTCTGTGCAGTAGCATTTAAGAACGGCACGGTCATTATGAGGTCTTGCATTGTCCCGCTGGTGCCGCGACGGTGGAAGTTAATTAACTCACGCGCCCGGGTATTGGCCAGTAGTTTGTTGCCCAACGGGTACGCAGTGGACTTGGTTTGTTCCAACGTAAAGTCGTACACCGCCTTACGTACGGCAATATCAGAGGCTTGGGTTATGCGCTCTAATCGGTTTACTATGGCGCTCAGCTTTGAGCGTTTGCGCAGCCCGAGGTCGTACAGGATGTTGGTTGCAGGGGATGGGGCGGTAAAGTCCACAGCCCCAGCTAAACCAGTGCGTCCAAACTCGCGTTCAATATCGTGCATTCTGGAGTCCTGCCCGGTCAGGTCAGAGCTAAGCCCTTTGATCTCATGCCATGACAACTTAGCAAAGTTTCCAAACACGGACATAACGAATGGGAACGGGTCACGCACCCCGGAGGTAAGCAACGCACCCTGCACGTCCTGCACAACCTGACTCAAAGCAAACGCAGGGTTGGCGGTAACTAGCAGGCGCAAGGTCTTGGAGAACCGGCTCATAAACCGAACATAGCTTGGGATGATTCGGGGTTCGTCGGCAAACGCTGCTTGGTCGTACTTTGTAGGTACAGAGAAGCGCTTAGGGTACCCGTCTTTGTACACCATCACCGAGTAGCCAGAAGGGCTCTTCTCAGTGTCGCCCAGCGGTTTGGCCAAGCCTACGCTGGACATGGCAAGCATCAACTCGGTGTTGGCGTTCTGCTTAGCAAACTGCTGCAGCATCCATCCCATTGTCTTGAAGTAGTTATCAAACACGTTACCTACGGGGCGTTCTTCCGAGCCAATGAGTTCTGGCAGCTTGCCTAGTTGAGATACGCCCCGGCCCGTCATGCGCTTGCGGGTTGTAAATTTATCATTGAAATCTTCTATGCGGTCAAACGGCACGTAGTGGAGGGCTTCGCGGTAGAACTGGGCATCCTCTGCGGTCAGTCGACCAGACTTCTCCAATTGGTTGACCAAGGCAATACGCGGCTCGTCCATGATGCGGGACATCTCTTGGAGCTCTGGGCTTGCGTTATATTGAGCCACTGACTCGGCAATACGCACGGTGTCAACTTGCTTGTTAGCAGTTCTCCAGTGAATGAGCACATCGGCATTGGCTTTTACCAACGCGTCTAGGCGCATACCTTCCAAAATAATACTGGCTTGGGCGTAAGCGGTTTCAAAGTCTAGTCCATTCTGTTTGGCCCATTTCTGCAGTACCGTGTACACCTCGGCTGGAGCGGTCTTTGCCTTGTACGTCTCAAGCAGCCCGGCGGTGCCAATACGGATACCACCTTCTTCAAAGAACATAGGCAGCATTTTGGCGGCGTCTTCCGCTTGCCGTGCAATTACGGTAGCGTTCACCTTACCGGCAGCGTCCCGTACAGCCCCGTCATACAGGGTGGCTAGGCGTTGCGCAACCGCCGCATACTTGTCCACTACTTGTGTACGTAGCTTGGTCACTACGTCAATCCCCTGCATGGGGCCCATAGCCTGTAGCGCGTTGTTGGTAGCCCCAGTGAGGGCAGCCCTGATACCTGTGGGCGGCGGCATCAGTTGTTTGGCCCGCTCTTCAATGGTTGGGCCGGAGGCACCGGGCGCGGTAGCTGCTACAGGCGCGGCTTTTTTGGTGGCCATGACCACTGACGGGCTATCCACAAACTCATATTCAGGAGGCGCGGCAAAAATCGTGTCTACTGCAGCGATTACGCTGTCCTGCATGGTCTGCGGGTGTTGTACACCGAGCATCTTCAGTACGTTGCGCTTGAACCAATCCCACGCGTTCTTCATCTTCCAAGGCTTGGCCCGCAGCTGGTCCTGCAGAACTTTCTCAGTTAAAGCCTCTGCAAAAAACTCGGACATTGACCTTGTGGCAGGTTCGCTCAGCGTAATGGATTTGTCTCGCTTGGCGGCTTCCCAAAGCGCTGTGAGCTCGTCCACTGCAGCCGTTTGTTGAGGGGTCCACGTTTTTGGGTCTTGTCGCACTACGTGTTCGGTTGCTGCGTGCACAGACTCGTGCAATAAGGTTTCTACGTCTAACCCGTATTTGCTGTCCAACTTAATAAAGTTACCCAGTGTTGAGGCTAAGCCTCGTACTGGTTCGCCGTTGTCACCTTTAAGGTTGTCAACAATCGTGACCTCGGTGTTGCCCAGCAGTTTCCACAGGCGTTGGGTTATTGCGTACTCTATTGAACCTTTTTGTAAAGTCTTTGCTAACGCGTCAAGGGCCTTAGGTAGCGAGTTGTTGCGGAGGTGATTAAGTACGTCTTCCGGCAACGGTTGCCCATCGCTAACCCCCGTTGAAGACAGCACCCCGCTCGTACCCGCCTTCTTACGCCCCGCTGCAATATCTACGGGGTCTAGCTGAGAATCTACGATGTTCTGAGCGTACTGGCGTACCGCTTTGGGAGTTAGCGGGCTTTCCGCAATACCTGCAATATAGGCAGCAGCGCGTTGGGCTTTTACGATCTCTTCGGAGGTGTCGTATAGGTTGAGCTTGGCGTCAATTTCAGTAACGGCTTCTGCATGCTCTGGCTTGAGTGGCTCATCAGGCTCTTCGCGGATTGCCTTGGCAGCGGCGTCCCGGTCAACTTCAGCTTGCGCTTCGCGTTTGGCTTTTAGTGCCGCACTGCGGGCTTGCGCATCTACTTCAGGCGCATCCGCAGCAACCTCTGGCACTACGGCAGCGGCAGTAGCACGAGTAGCCTCACTGACTTCAGGGAGCTTGGGGATAGGTGCAGGCTTAGGTGCAGGCGGGGTTACTACCGGAGCAGGCGGGGTTACTACCGGAGCAGGGGTTAATGCACTCGGCTGTTCTCCTTGCTGTGCAGTTCCTGTGCTAACAGGTTGCTGAGGAGGAACCAATCGCTGTCCACTAGGTTCTGCAGGTGCTCCGGCGGGGGCGGCGGCTCCTTCTTGCTGTGTAGCATCGACGACAGGCTGAACAGGTACTCCCACGCTTGGCTTACGTCTTCGGGCTCCAGCGGTTGGCTGAATTGCAGGCAGCGTGGGATTTTCATTTACGTACTCCTTGGGGGCGTTGGTCGCTGCTAGGTTGTTAAGGACCGCCTTAACAAACCGGTTTTTAGGCACTAGCTGTGGGTATTGCTGAGCAAAGGTTGTGACTTCCTCAGGGCGTTTACCAACTACATTATCAGTAAGCCATTGCCGATTAGCTTTGGAGATAGAGGCCGTAGCCCCGCCCAGCCCAGCTAAATCAGCTTCAGTAATTGGTTTAGACGTGGGCACCTCACCCAAGTCCATAGCCTGTTGGCCAGCAGCTTCAAGCTCTTTTTTAGCAGGCGCTATACCTGCATCTTGCAACACTTCCGTAGTGGCGGGCAGCTCGGCTCCAATCACATCGCGCAAACCCTCCGCAGGCTGCGCAGCTTTGGGGAGTACGGGTTTACCCGTAAGGTCAGTTTCAGGCGGTAGCGTTTGGGCTTCTTGGGTTCCCGGCAGTTCTCCCTGCGCAGGTATGGCAGCCATTTGCTCGCGCACGGCTTTCATCTGGCGGTTGCGCACCTTGGAGTTAGGCTGCTCTTGCAAGACCTCAAGCCGCTTTTGCAGCTCTTCGTAAGTAGGTTTGGCTGGGGCTTCGGGTGCAGGTGCTGGGGGCGCTTCAACTACGGGAGGTGGGGTTACCCGTTTGGGGCCTTGAGCAGCGCCCACTGTACCGGCAGCTAGGGCTCCGAGTGCTGCATCGCCTGCGGCTCGACCGGCTACGCCTTGGAACGTAGGTACGTCAAACCCTTGTTTCTGCAGGGCGCGGTTTTGTGCTGCTTTCTCTTGTCCGCCTTGGAGGCCTTCCAGCGGGGCTTCTGCTGCCGCAGCTGTGGCTACGCGGGGTATGAACTTAGCCGCAGCTTTTTCACCGGCCCCTTTAATTAACGCCGGTTCAACACCGAAGCGCGCACCCGCCCCGCCCAATGCGGAACCTCCTAAGATGTCCAACGCATTTTCGCTTCTGTACTCTTGCGCTAAAGCAGCTTGCTCTTTGGCTTTGGCCTCAGGCATGCCCGACTCAACCAGCTTATCTTTGACCGTATCGTAGATGGAACCCTTGACCGCTCCTGCACCTTGCGCCGCGCCAACGATGGTATTGATGATTTTTACGGTGGCAGGCAGAAGCTTGGCTATCCCCCCGACCACGCTAGTGGCCACATAGGGTACAACAGACCCCAAGGCCTGCGCGGTAGATTCAAACGGAGCTTCTTTAATCGCGCCTAACTCTGCGCCAATCTCATTCAAGAACCCCGTACCTTCAGCTTCTTTAATCTTTTGTTGCCGCGCAGCAATTTCTGCCTGCCGCCCGGGGGTTTTTAGTTCTCCTAAAGCAGTTTGCCCACGGCCTAGTGCTTCGGAGACTGGGTTGTCCGCACCAAACACGTCCGTCAGGGACTTGCCTGCGCCAATAACGCCTTGCCCTAAACCTAAGGCTTGGTCAGCAAGGGAGAACCCCGCCTTAGGAGCTGGCGGTGGCGCTGCGGCGGGCTTCCAATTCTGAGACGCTATCTGTTGCAGTTCAAAGTCCGTGGCATCTGCGGGGCCCTCTATGTTGAGAACGGAGCCATCAGGGGCTTGGACTTTGAAGGTGGCCATTATCGAAGTACCTTAAACTGTTTTGCACGGTTAGGGTCCATTGTACCTTCGGGTGCAGCTGCGGGGCCTCCACGAATCAGCGCTTTCTGTGCACGAGCGTTTTTTAACGCCTCATCAACATTGAGTAGTTCGGCTCTATCTGCAGGGGTAAATGACCCAGACAGTTTGTTCCGTTGAGACGTAAGCGCTTTGATGTCCGCTTCAATACTCAGTTCCCGGTCACGCAATTCTTTGGCGGCTTGTCTAGCTTCGGTGGAGCCTAGACGGGCACTAGCCGCACGCTCTTGCAACTTAGCAATGGCCATTGCAGATTTTACGTGTTGGTCTGTGTTGTATATGCTTGTCTCTGCTTGCCTGTCTGTGCCGTATATGTTTGCTCTGGTCTGTTCTGCTGCATTGAAAAGATTTGCACCTGTGGTAGCTCTATCCTTAGCTGCGGAAGCGGCAGCCAACCTGTCAGCGGCGGTAGTTGACTCTAATCCGGTCTGATAATCTTTAGTTAGCCCACGTTTAGCCGTTTCTAATTCCGCAATGTTCTTGTACTTTGCTTGCCCGTAAGTACCCTCGTCAGCTAGCGCGGAGGCCAAAGTGCGGTCGTACGCAAACTTTGCAGAGCCGGGGGTACCTACAAGTCCTTGCACGTAAGCTGAATACGCTAGTTCTTTAGCCTGTGCGTCGCGGCGTTTTTGTATCTCGTCTTGACGCGCCTGCTGCGCAGCTTCATTTACACCCATAGGCTGGTCAGCCCCCGACTCTTTTCGCAATGCACGCAAGTCGTTAATAGCGTCTTGCTGGGTGCGTGCCGGTGCAGCTTCGGTTGCGTATTTCAAAGCAGCTACCCCTGCTGGGTTCATCGGGGCTGGTGTGGGAGCTGGTGTGGGAGCTGGTGTGGGAGCTGGTGCGGATTCTTGCTCAACTTCAAGTTTTTTCACTGAAGGCGTAGGCGCACGTTGTGGGCCCCCCGTAGGTGCAGGAGGAGGTTTAGGCAACGCAGCTGTAATGCCCTGTCCCGGCAACACGGGACGCAAAGCGTTGGACGACGCCGTAGGCGCAGGGGGCGCAGGTTTAGCTGCCTGCTTTTCTTGGTATGCGCGGTCAGTGTATGGAGTTACTGAACCGCTGTCCCCGCCTCCCAGCATTGGAAAGTAGGGAACCTCTGCGCCGGTTACTGCGCGTGTGGGTCGAATTATGAGCGTATTTAGTAGTGCCGATGCAGCGCGAAACGGCATAGCTGCAATGTCTGCAGCGGAGTACCCAAATTTCTTTAGCCCTTCCATAACGGCTTGGCGGTCAGACGCTAGCTGCTCTGCATTAGGGTCTTTAACTTCACTGCCCTGAGGCCCAGCGTAGCCTAGTATCCCGCCATGGGCAAAGTTAAAACTGACTGGGGCGTTCATGAGCCCGCCGTGCGCGGCCATAACTGGCTCTTCGGGCTGAGGCTCGGGCTGTGGGATGCCCCCGGGAACTGGGCCGGGAGGAGGCGAGCTCTGTTGCGCTTGGGCGGCTTGCGCTATTTGGGCTGCTTGTGTAGCCATGAGGCCTGCCTTTTGCTCAACCTGATCTTTGACCGTAGGCTGCGGACCTTGGGGGCCCTTGGCGGCTTGCATGTGCTGGTCTGCGGTAGTACGGCGTTGCAATTCTGCGGTGGCAATCCACGGGGCTAACTCAACACTCTGGCCATTAGCGGCCTGCTGCAGATACTGCATAGGCAAGGCACGGGCTTTTTGCTGCTGTTCAATTAAGTTCATAATGGTTCCTTAAGGAATAACCCCCAACCGCTTAAGCTGCACGTTTATATCGTCTAATTTGCTCAAAAAGTTGTTGTAGTCCGAAGTGTTGACGTTCTTGTTCTGCGTCGTAATCGGCAGTTTAGACAGCAGGCTTGCTTGATACTGCGCCATCTTCAAGGGGTTGTCGCGCTGCTCTTCAAACTGCGTTTTGTCAGCTGTTATGCCTTCGCCGGTAATGCCTCGTTGGGTAGCTCCCAAGTCGGCAAGGTTTTGTATCGACTTCGTGCCATATTCAGCGCCGTACTGACGCGACTCCTCACCGGCTTTTTGGGCTTCCATACCGCGAGTTTGCTCAGTATTAAATTGACTCATAGCCTTGTCGTACGCATCTTTGTACCCGGAACTGATTAGCGACTGCGACTTGTCTAACAGGTTGCGGTTCTGTTCACCTTGCAAAATGGCTTGCCGACTTCCGCCGTAGGCTCCGGCTTGTGATAGTTTGTCGGTGTCGGCCATGCTGCTTATTTTGGCTTGGCGTTGCAGTTCTTTTAACTGAGGGTCAAGTGATGCGCTTATGTACGGGTTCATGTACTTGTTAGCCGCAGTGGTGTCAAACGTACCCGTAGTAAAGCTTGTAGGGGTATACCCTGTCTTGGCCAAATCGCTAGCACCGGCAAACGCTTGGTTTTGCAGATCGGACGCCCCTGCAGTTAATGGCCCTGTATATGCTTGATAGGGAGCGTTGGACGCCGCGTACCCTTTAGACAACATGCCAGACACCAGTGGGCCCGCATACTCGGATAGCACGTCGGTTGTCGAGGTGGATGCAGGGGCAACTACTTCACCACCCGTAGGGAACGCCACAACTCCACCGCTGTTGTATTGGGCCAGCCCACCGGGCATAAACTTCTCGGGGTTGATGCGCTTGCCTTGCTCGGGGTTGCCGGTACGGGCCTTGCGAATACGCGCCATCATGTCGTACAGTTTCTGCGCGCCTGCATCGGAGTTGCCGTTGCCAAGATGAGATACAACGTCTGCAGGAATTACAAACTCGCCGTGGCTGAGCTTAGCTGCTTGCTTATCGTCAATGGTGGTGTTGAGCTTGTCAGCCATACCATCAGTATCTCCGCGTAAGTAGTTGTCCCCACCCTTAGCGAAAGAAGCAAGTCCGCCAGCAGCCATTGGTTTAACGTTTCTTTTGGGCCTAGCCCGATCAGGTACCGTTGCTTGGGACACTGGAAGCACTGCTTGGGACACTGGAAGCACTGCTTGGGACACTGGAAGCGTTGCTTGGGGCACTGGAAGCACTGCTTGGGCGGCTGTTTGTGTAGACGCCATAGGATTAGTCGCAGTCGTGGTAAGTGCTGACATCGGCATTTTTCCTGCCCACGGGTTTACTGCGGCGGTAGCTGGGGTGTAGGCAGCTCGTATTCCCGCAGCTTGCGCGGTGTCCGCTGCTTGGGCTGCTGATTGCGCCGGGGCATCACCTAGCTTCGCGTACTTAGGGTCAGTAAAGTAATTTAACCCGCCCGAGCCCGGACGCCGGTTAGGGTCATTAGGCATCACCTGTTGACGCGTCATGCTTAGTTCAGGAATCGGGACGTTGTACCCGGCTTGATTAGGTTTATTGCTTAACCCAAGAGACCCAAGCGCACCCAACACATTACCAATATTGCCTATATCTAAAGACCCGTCAGGCTTGACCACCAGTCTTTTAAGTGCGTCCGCAGCTTTGGTAGGAAGTGACTTTAAGATGCTTTCCCAACTTTTTGAGGTTGTATCCCCCGTCATGCCAAGAATCTTCTTGCCAGTAGCGTCTGTGGTTACAGTACTGCCACCAGCATAGGTATACGTCTTGCTGCCATCAGCATTGGTGACGGACCCAGTACTAGTATCAGCTACCCCAGATAAATCCCCAGTGGCAAAGGCATCTGCGGCATTAAGCTCGGCTAAGTCAGCTGCAGTGGGTTGGGTCTCAAAGTAGTTGTAGGGGTCTACGTCAACGGTCTGCGTATCTCCAGTGTCAATATCCCCGGTCCAAACCCAGTCATTATTTTCATCCTGTTCCCAAGCCATATCAGCTCCTTAGTATGCGTAGTAAGTCGTTAAACGACGTGGGGTCTGCCAACAGGTCATCCAAGTACCCACCTGAGGCAATTTTAGTAGTTTTTGCTTGCGTGCGGTCATTTAACAACCAAAGCGGGTCAAAATCTGCAGACACGTCAAACCCTAGTATTTCATCCACAAGGGTGCGTTTTCTAAAATCATCCGCCGTTGCAGCGGCAGAGGGGGTCGTAGGGGTCGTAGGCGTAACCGGAGTGGTAGGCTTGACCGGAGTGGTAGGCTTGACCGGAGTGGTAGGCTGACGCGGACCCCGACCACCACCACCGCCACCACC